TTTTCAGCACCAGGAGTAGAAGCGTACATATCTAGCCTGCAGTCTTTGTATGGCGTATTAGATGATGAGTTGCGCCCAGCATTTCAGCAATTACTTACAGCTACTGGATCTATTACAAAGAGTCAAGATGCACTACAGACCGCATTAAATGTAAGTGCAGCCACAGGTAGATCACTTTCCGAGGTCAGCGCAGCATTAACACGTGGATTCTCAGGTAATACCGCAGGCCTTAGCAGATTAGGCGCAGGCATAAGCAAAGCCACGCTTAAGACTGGCAACATGGATAAGATCATGGAAGAACTTAATTCTAAGTTCGCAGGTCAAGCCGCAGCTAGATTAGACACATACGCAGGCAAGATGAGTCTGTTACAAGTTGCCGCTGCCGATGCTACAGAGATCATAGGTAAAGGTTTAGTAGATGCTTTAACTGCATTAAGTAGTGACCAAAGTATAGAAAGTTTGTCCGATGATATGACTAACCTTGCTAAAGGTATAGCCGATGTAGTAGGTGGTATAGGTGAATTAGCAAAAGCAATTAAAACTGTAGGTAATGCACCAGGCATTAAACAATTATTAGATGTATTGACTGCTACAAACATATTCTCACTTACAAGTAAATTAGGTTCATTAGATAAACAACCTGGTCAATTACCATTTAATCAGCAACGCAGCGCAGGCCGTATATCTGCTAAACAATTGCAGACCGAGGATAGATTAGCAAAGGCTAAGGCTGCAGAATTAGCAACCTTGCAAAAGAAGAACGCTATAGAAAATAAGAATGTAGAAGAATTAAAAAAGAAGTTCGATCTAGAGCGCATAGGCATAACCGCTGCCTTAAACAATGCTACCGATGAAGAGACTAAATTACGCCTAAGATCACAGTTAGCAATCCTAGACAATAACGAGGCTTTGGCTAAGAAGTATCTGGCAGAATTAGAAACAACTGAGGCATTAAGAAAACTTGCCGAGCAAGCAAAACTGGCAGGTATGACTTTGGAAGATTTTGCCATATTCAAAGTTAAAACATTATCATCTAAAATAGATAGTTACATAGAAGATATGGCTTTATCTACTATACGTGAGTTAAATGCACGTATCGCTGCGACTTTGGCTAAGTTTAATTTTACAGTACCTGCAGCACCTACAATTACAGGGCAAACTTTTCAATCACCTACAACTGGCAATGTTTACACAGCGCCACAGGTAGCAGAAGCCATCACAAGCACTAGAGAATTAAACTCTCGCATTAGTGATTATTTAGCAGGCTTTGGCATGGGTGGCACACAACGCACTTCAAGTCAAGAACCTATGGATATTAGACTTACTATAGATGGTGGCAGTGACAAGTTAAGTCAGGCTATAGCAGAAAGTATACAGGTGGCAACTAGATCAGGTTACTCAACAGTACCTGCTGGATTTTTCGTATGACCTTACCTGTAATAAATGCTGTAATTAACTTTAGCACTGGGCCTAGTTTTGCTCAGGCTATGATATTAGATACAGGCATATTAGATACAAACGTACTAGCCGATAGCGCAGCTGTAATTGTAGATGTGTCTAATCGGATTAATCGAATAGAGACTAATCGTGGCCGTACTGCACTATCAGATCAATTCCAGACAGGCTCACTTACTTTACGCATAGTAGATCAGAATGGCGATTTTAATCCGCAAAATGTTACTGGCCCGTATTATAATTTATTAACACCTATGAAGAAGGTGCAGATTACTGCAACTTACGGAAGTGTTACTTATCCTATATTTTCAGGTTTTATTACCAGCTTTACAACAACTTACCCAGATGAGTCTGGTGAAGATTTAGCCATGACAACCATACAAGCTGTAGATGCATTTAGATTAGCTCAGGTAGCACAGATCAGCACAGTTACAGGTGCTACTGCAGGAGATTTATCGGGCACACGTATTAACGAAATACTAGATCAAATCTCATGGCCAGCGACTATGCGTGACGTGGATGCAGGTCTTACTACTATGCAAGCAGACCCAGGGACTAACCGCACAGCACTGCAAGCCTTAACTACTGTAGCCACTTCCGAGTATGGCGCGTTGTATGTAGATGCGTCTGGCTCGTTTGTATTTCAAGATAGAAATGTTACAGCTGGATCTATTGGCGGCACACCCACAGTGTTTGCAGATAATGGCACAGGCATAGATTACTTTGATGCTAGTTGGATTCTTAACGATGTCCTTATATTTAATAAAGCCACTATTACTAGAACTGGTGGCACAGCCCAGGTAGCCTTAAATCAAGCAAGCATAGATAAATACTTCTTACACAGCTACTTCTTAGACAACTTACTTATGCAGACCGATGCAGTAGCCCTAGATTATGCCCAGGCTTATGTGGCTAGTAGAGCTGAGACAACTATACGAGTCGACTCAATAGTCCTAGATTTATACACAAACAATTACAACACAGGCATTATTGCAGCCCTAGACCTAGATTTCTTTAATCCGATAAAGGTAATTACTACCCAGCCAGGCGGATCTACCCTAGAAAAAACCCTACAGATTTTTGGTGTAAGAATGAACATAACACCGAATAGTTGGAAAACCACGTTCACGACATTAGAGCCAGTCATAGACGCATTTATCCTAAATGATACGATTTATGGCACTTTAGACTATAATGTCCTAAGTTACTAGGGAGTACAAATGGCAGCAGGTTTAGGTTTTAAGACGTTTACAACTGGTGAGGTGCTGACCGCAGCCGATACTAACGGTTATCTAATGCAAGGCATTTTAGTCTTTGCAAGTGCAGCAGCTAGAGATGCAGCAATTACATCACCACAAGAAGGACAATTTGCTTATCTCAAAGATACAAACGTAACCACATATTACACTGGCAGTGCTTGGGCTAACGTAGATACAACTGGCATGACTAACCCAATGACTACTACAGGCGATACAATTTATTCTTCAAGCGGATCAACACCAGCCAGACTTGGTATTGGTAGCACTGGACAAGTCCTTACAGTTGCAGCTGGAGTTCCAAGTTGGGCTACACCTGCAAGCGGTGGTGGTATGACTTTAATCAGCACAACTACTTTAACAGGTGCAAGTGTAGCTTTAACTTCGATTCCTCAAACTTATAATGATCTACATGTGGTCATTCAGAATTTTAAGCCTGCAAATGATGGTGCTTATTGCAATATGAGATTAAATAACGATAGCACTTCAAATAGATATAGAACCCTAACATTAGTCAGCGCAAATATGGAAACTTCGCTTGATTTTAATAACACCAGTTTTCACGTTTCATCTGCAAATGATAATTCAGTTGCAACAGGTTTATCTCATACAAGAATTTATAATTATACCAATTCAACAACTTGGAAAATGGCTGATACTATGGTTATCAGTACGGATAACAGTACAACTGCTAACTTTCAATGTTTTCAGCGTCTTGGTGTCTATAATCAAACAGGAGCAATAACTGAAATTAACATTCTTCCAAGTTCTGGAAATTTTACAAGCGGAACAGTCCTATTATACGGAGTTAAATAATGACTAAATCACAGCCACAGGTAAAAATTGTAAATGTAGAAACTGGCGAGGAAATTGTCAGAGATGCAAGTGCTGAGGAAATTACTCAAATGCAATTAGATGCGGCTAATGCAACAACTGCACAAGCCGAAGCCGAAGCCAAGGCGCAAGCCAAGGCAACAGCCGAAGGCAAACTAGCCGCACTTGGTTTAACTATTGATGATTTAAGGGCTTTAGGTTTATAGCACAATCTTGAGGAAGTGTGACAAATGAAACCTTGGTTATCTAAAGCGGCTGTGCAATTAAGAAATCAGATTGATGATACTTACCAAAATCGTTCGCGTAAATCTGATGGATGGATTGCAGATTTGCGTCATCAACAGGCAGGTAAATCAGATCACATCCCTGACAGGTCAAACGGTTGCGTTAGAGCAATTGACATTGACGCTCGCCTTTCTGACAACAAAGGGGATTCAGCGTATGTGGCAGATCAAATTAGACAGTACGCTAAAAATAACGGACGTATTTCTTATGTAATTCATTTAGGAATGATTGCAAGTCCTATTTTGAATTATAAATGGAGACGTTACAGAGGATTTAACAAACATAATCACCACATACATTGTAGTTTTAAAAAGACTGAAGATAACAATGGAGAGTTTTTTAACATACCACTTATAGGGGGAACAGATGAAACTGAAAAATAAGCATAAGGCTGCACTTAAGTCTTATTTAAGAGCGGTAATCGCTTCAGGAATAACAGTCGCGTTAGCAATAGTGGCTGACATACATCCTGCCTATGCAACACTACTTGGCGCAATTGTCGCCCCTATCGCAAAAGCCGTTGACCCATCCTCAGGTACTGAGGCTGACTATGGTATTAATGCCAAATAATGGATGCCGCTTCATGGGGTGGTTTAGCCGCCGCCGTCTCCGCCATATTGACAAGTTTCTTTTTGGGTCTCC